GCAACTTTAGCCTTCAGGGCTTTGTTCTCCGCTTCGATGGCCTTGTAATAGGCTTCACGGGCGGCATCATACCCGCCACCGTCTGCGAACACCTGCGCGGCGATCTCCTGGCCGAAGTCGGCGCACATGCGCTTGAACTCATAGCGAGGGTCAACCGGGGCAGATTGCTCTGGTTCGGGTTGTGGGTCTTCCACGGCCTCAGCTTCCACGACCGTTACTTCGGCAGGCACTTCATCCGCAGCCGGGGGTTCTTCCTCGACTACGGGTTTTGCGTCTGCTTCCGGCGCGGCCTCAGCTTCGACGGGCGAGGGGGTTTCGGTTTCAACGGCCGGCGCGGGCGTTTCCTGCACGGCGGATTCTTCCACCGGCGGGCTGGCGGCTTCGGCGGCCTCTACTTGTGTTTCTGCCATTTGAGTTTCCTCTATTTCGTTTTTCAAAATTTCCACTGCGATTTCCTTTCCAGAGGCAAAGCTGGCCGCGCTATCTGTGTTCATGTCGGCCCCATAGGGGCAGATGGCAACGCCACGCAACGGCCACTCTCGCACGATCACAGCCGGGCCCTGAAGCCGGTATCCGTTCACGTCCGCAACTTCCCCTTCGGCCAGTTCCTGAATTTTGATCCCGTCACCACCGAAAAAGATGCTGGCCTCATAGGGCACGCCCTCGCGCATTTTGTGCAGGACTTCGCTTGCCCTGTCATCTGGGCGGAAAGGAATCAACGCACCACTGGCAACCAGGTCGCCGCTTGTCGAATCAAACTTGTTCAGGTAACCGAGGACTTCGGCATCGTTATGGGCGTAGTCAATCGGCAGGCGGGGCTTGTGCAGCCGCATCCCGGTAAGGTCGTGAACAATCTTGCCCCAGAACCAATGCTCAATGGGTTGCCCGCTCCTGGCTTTGAGTCGCACCGGAGAAGTCTTCCCCTTATTTTCAGTACTTCCAGCAAGCTCGACTTCGCCGCAGGCGACGGCGAACGCTTTTGCTGGCACTTTACGGAATCTGGCTTCATTCATCATCGCCCTCTCTCTCTTGCCCGCCGTCAACCACATCTTGCACGACGGATTGCCCCGGCAAACCTTTGACCAGGGCGACGCCCTTTTCCTTGGCATACGCTTCGGCCTCGGCCTGCTTGTCTATGTTCTCAAAGAAGTTTGAGCCGCGGCGGGTACAGGAGTCGATAATGTTATCCGCCCCGATGGCGATTGCCTTTGTGTCGCCCTCTATCTCCTGCCCCTTCATCAACCAAGGAAAGCCGCTTGGAACCCATTCCACTTCTTCTTGTAGCTCGCGGAGCCTGGAGAATCCGGCATCGTTGGCGATCTGTTTCAGGTTCCAGGCGGCGGAAAGTTTTGGATCATTCCAGACGGTTTCAAGCACCCAATCGCTGTACTCCCTGCGCTTCCAAGAGTTCTTTTCGCGCTTGGAGCGGCATGAAACCTCGTAAAGGTTTTGGTCGGCAATCATGCCGCTAAATGAAGTGGCCTTGCTGTTGAACGCCGAATAGGGGATGTCAAGGGCGAGAAACGCCAAGCGCAGCACAAGCTCTTGAAACTCGCGGAACTCGCTCGACGGGGTTTTACTTTCCACAGTTTCAATCCGGCCACGCGTGTCCATGTCCAACATGAGCATTTCGTTGGGCTTGATCTCCTGTAGCTTAGCGGAAATCGGCTCCGTGACGGCTTCCTCGCCTTCAGCATCCTGTACGCCAGACGCCGCGCCCCACTCTGCCGCGACCTCTCCAGGCGTGTTTGCGCCGGCATAGTCGCGCATAAGGGCGATGCCGAACAGCGCGTGGACTTTTGCCTTGGCTAGGTTGAAGTCAACGCCCTCATACACGTCTTGGATACTATTGATTGCGGTTGAAAGCGGGGAAACTCCGCGGACCTGCGAGCTAAACCGAGTCCAGTACGCATCAAAAATCACGTTTTCGGCGGGCTCAAGGTGATCAAACGCAACTGACTTGCCGTCCTGCCCGCGGCTGCAAATGCAAAACTGCGCCACACGGCCGGGCCGATCGGGGTCCATAACGACGCCGGTGTCCTTGTTGACGCTATCCAAGACGGCCTTCGGGATTTGGTCAATCCGCTTTGTCTTGGGGTTGTACTTTCCGACCTTGGGGTATGCAATAAGGTCTGACTCGATAGCTTGTAGCATCAGGCCGGAGAGCTTAATCATGCCGGCATCTCCCGCCGTAACCTTCTCGGCCTCAAACATTCGGAACATCTCTTCCCTTCCAAAGCGGGCGGCGATGTCGAAGTTGCGCGGCTGGGCGTGCCAATGGAATAGGCGGTTGACGACCTCGTCGAGGGCGTCCTTGCCGGTGCGGAACTGAAAGCGGAACTTTGAAACGTAGTCAAGGTGGCGGCGAATCATCCACGCCGCGGCGGATGCGTTGCGCTGCTGGTCCTGCACCGTCGCCAGCAGCTTTTTCCGCTTGCTGTCCGGAAGCATGACGTGCTCCGCAACGACTGAAGTTGACGGGGCGCGTCGGCGTCCTGTCGTCTTTGTGGCGTCGTAATCCAGCCGGACTGCTGCGGCGGGGGGCGTTGAGGCAGCCTTGCGACGGGCGGCCATCAGGAAACCCCGCCGAGGTTGATATTGCGAAACAGCGGGCGCAGACCGGCCTTGCGGGCGGCCTTGTCCTCTTCGTGATCAATGATGGCCTTGACGGCGGAAAGCGGAGCTTGTGAGACGGACATGTCGCCCTGAGATACGGACTGCCCGCCTTGAAGAATCTGCGCGGCTGCGGCCTCTGCCGCCTCTTTGATCGGCTCTTTATCCATGCCCCTACTTTGGGGCATAGATCAAAAAAGCCAAAAAGATATTTTGCGTTTTTGTCTAGATTCTAGACAGCCCCCCTCACCGCAATAAAGTGCCCTCCGCACTTCCCGCACTTAATCAGCCGGTTTTCGTTGTCGTATGTCCGAACGACCTTATGCCCGTACCGCTCGCCGCAATGGCGACAGGGCAGCCCCATATCCACCACGGATTCGGCTTTCGCCACTTCCGGCACTTTGCGCGGACGCCCGATCTTCTTCCCGTTTTTCGTCAGTCTCGCTTTGTCAGCTTTCATCATGCGTTCTCCGTCTTGTTTGTCTTGTTCTTGATCTTCGGGGGTGCGCCTGTTGCACCATTTTTCCAGATATTCTTCAAACGGCATCGCCGGCATGGCAAGGGCGTGGTACATGCGCCTGATGTCATTGTTGCGCGTTGCCACGTCGCCAATCAGTTCAACCCAATTCCGCTCCGCGTAATCCGTTCGCCGCAGCCATTCCGCCAGCCTGTCCCGTGTTTCCGGCTTCATTGGGATCGCCCGCAACATCGCCAGCCGGTTGCCCCAGATGTGGAGGATGTCGGCGGGTGTCAACTCAATCGGGCGATGGCGCGGCGCGGCGTACATGTGCCGCGCCACCGGCATCATAAGACGAACGCAACCGCCAACCATGTAGGATGCGATAGATAGCAGTTCCTCGTCGCACCCCCAACCGCGCAGAATGGACAACGGGCGGCCCATGCGCTCATAATGCGACCGCGTGAATCCGTAGCACGCACCCATGACCGCCCCGATCTGTGCCGCACCTCCTTCATGTTTTCGCCGCCATCTTGCCGCAATAGGAACATACTGACCTCCAGGTGCTTCATATTCCGTTTGAATCTCCGCCCCAGCGTACAGGTGCCCCGCAATGTCACGCCACCCGTGATCCATGCTCTGCATCCGACCGACTACAACCGCGTCGGGGTGCGCGGCCATTTCGCTGGCCATAGCGTTAAAAAAGCCCGGCTCGAAATCCATGTGGGCGTCACACAAAAAAACAAGCTCAGTAGACGCCGCGAGGATGCCTTGGTTACGCCGGTAGCCGCATCCAAGCCGCACCGGGCCATCTTCTACAACGGCAACCCGAACGCCGTGCCCGCGCAATCCGTCAACCGTGCGCTCAAGGTTTTGCGGCAGTTCGTTCCACATTGCAATGATTGCGGTTATTGCTGGCATTGTGCGGCCTCCTTAGCTTGTGCTGTATAGTCGTGTTTCCACCCCGGTTCAATGTGTTGCATTCCGTATCGGAATAACGGATTGGCAAGCGTTCGCTCGCGGAATGTCAGGCTGCGTTGCGCGGCGTCATTCATCGCCCCGCCGCCGAACTCGCTATCATGCACGACTTCAAGCCCCGACCAGCGATACAGGAAAAAAACGTCTTCTGGCCGTGCGGTTTCCATGGCAGTGAATGAATGCGGCCAGCCGGGGTAGCGTTGAACGTGCATATTGTTGAACGCCGTTTGATCTGGGTATCCGTTGCGCCCGGCTCCTCCGGATGCGACAAAGGACTCTTTTCTGAAAAACGAGTTTCCAAAAAACAGATTCTCGTCAAGCTTTTCGATGCGACCGCTGTTCCAGTACCAAGCGTTTCGCTGTTTGTAATTGGCCGCCAATTTGCTTCGTTCTACGCTCATCCGCAAGCGCCACGGAAGGGATATGTCGTCGTCCTCCCACCACGCGATCCAGTCGCCTTCCGCCATCTCCACAACGGCGTCGAACTTGTGGCACACGCTTTCCATTAGCGGCACATTGACAACCCGAACACCCGGCGCATTGCACACCAAAGGCTGTTCGGGGCAGTCGTTTAGAATCAGCAGTTCCGTTTCCACCCCGCACGGCTCTTGCCGCAGGTAGCTTTCGACGGCCTCTCCTATGATGTGCGCCCGCCCGTGAGTCGGGCAGCAGCATGTTATGACCGCGCTCATCGTTGCACCCCTCGTCCAGTCGCAATGCGCCATGCAAACCGCACCTGCCGCCGCACCGCCTTGTCCCTTTTCCCGCTCATATTTGTACCATCCTTATCGCCGGGCGCTTTCGCCTCACTTCTTTTTTAGATTCGATCCCGCTACTGCTCAACCCCTCTAGTGCCGCCGCAACCCAGCACCCCGTCAGCGCGTCGCCCCAATCCCAATGCGACCCGACAGCGTGAGTCCACTCCCAACGCCAGCCCAGTTCGGTCTCGTACTTCTGCGCCAGCTTTTC